CCTTCCTCGTACCGTTCCTGATCACTCTCCTCGATCATGATCGCCGGCCACTGGACCGGCTGGATCTCACTCTGGAACGGGATGACAACCTCGACCTCGTTGTGATATCCGTGCTCCGTGCGGATGTTCAGGCAGCAATCCCGGAGGTGGTTCCGCAAGTTCGAGCGAACGCTCATTACGCCTCCTTCAGGGCCGCATCGACGGCTTTATTGACTTTGCCAGCCAGGACATCCATCTGCTTGCCGAACGCCTTTCCGAACCCGAGCCGCGGTTTGATGCGAACTTGCTTCAGGAGAACGAACAGCGGCACGATTTCATCCCCACGCTTCTGCATGAGCAAAGGCGACTTGTTCCCACGTCTCAACATGAACAGATCCGGGAAGTCCGCTGGCCGACCACGTGGCACGCCCGCCGGGGTCAGTGCCTCGCCGATCGGCACGGCAAGGGCCCGCCCAGGCTTTGCGTGGATGGTCGCGCCATGCTCATGGACGTTGGCGTACTTGACGCCGAATGACCCAGTGACCCAATGCAGCGTATCCAGGCTCGTCCCGAACGTGCGAACATCGAACGACCGCGACAGATCGCCCGTACGGCGATGCAGGCGATCCCCTCGAGTCCCCCCTGGTCGGAAGTTCACAAATCGGCTTCCCGCCATCTCGCGGCGCACCCACCGCGTCAGATACGGCGTCACCCGCTTTTTGAGTTCCGGTAGAAGCTTCTCGGGGTGCTCTCGCAAGGCTCGCTGCAAGCGATCCTGATCAATGGTGATCTCTACGTCATCAGCCATAGGCATGCCTTCGGTGGCGGTCCAGGACCTGCACCACCATCGGCAGCCAGTCAATCGACCCCTGGAAGTATGTCACGTTCGCCGAGCCATCCCGAACCGACTGCCGCCCGAGCGAGCTCTTTCGCTCGAATGCATAGGCGACCTGTGTGTCGATTGCGTCAGCGATGTCCGGGTACGCACTGGCGAACGCCGATGCGGAATCCCCCGTCGCCATGCCACCACGGTAGATGATCCGTAGTACACCGCGGCCCACCGAAAGTGGGTAGTCGTCGAACAGGATCTCGCCGTTCCCAGTGACCAGGGAATACTCATCCGAACTGATCGTCGCTCCGGTCCAGTCCCGATCGAGATCGTGCCGGATCTCGGAGATCCCCGAAACCGGAAACGCCTTGAGGTCGAACACTTGCTGCCCGCGCTCGACGTCCTCGTACGCCGTGTACGTGCCGACGGCAACGGTGCGGTTGAGATACCGCTCGGCCTGCTCCGACCAGAAGGTGATCTGTCGGCCGATCCAGACGTTGATCGGGTGCGTCGTGCCGGCGGCGAGCACCTGACCGTCCAGCTCAATGAGTTGTTTGACTCGTGCCAGCGTCGTCAGGTCCACGGCCGCTCCTCACACCAAGGGATCCCCGGGAGAGGAAAACCTCCCCCGGGGTGAACTGACTAGTGAACTAGACCCTGGTCGCGGTGTTGACCTGCGTCACGGGGATCACGTCCGCGTTGAGCAGATCCACCGACACGCCGCAATCGTAGTCCGTGCCAGCCGCAGCCACGATCTGAGCCCGGATGTACCGCTTCCGGGGCTCGAGGTCGATCGCGATCACGTGCACGGTCTCGTCGTTCGCGGAGGCGATGGCGATGCTGGCGCCGGTGATGGCCGCGAACGAGCCCGCCGTCGTGGACGGCGACTCCTGCATCGTCAGGACCACGGCGTTGTCCGTGGTAGCTCCGGGCGTGCCCACGTTGAAGTGGACAAGTGCCTCGCGAAACCCGCGACAATCGATGGCCGGCCCCGAGTGCGTCCCAGTGAACGTGCCGGCGGTCAGGCCGGTCACGACCTTGATGAACTGGTGTGCGCTGTTGTGCATTGGTCTCTCCTCCTAACCCGTCGCCGAGAAACCGGTGGAAACGCAGAACGACCCACCATGGCGCACACCGACGTCCACGAGCATCGTGGCTCGGATCCAGGTCTGGTCGTACTGGAATGAGTCGCCAGCTTGGCCGGACGCGGCGAACGCGATCCCGGCCCACTCCGCGAGAATGCAGTCCGACCAGTTGCCGAGGATGCAGGACCCGACGGCGAGGTTCGTCGTCACCTCGACCGGCATGCCATCCATCGTCCGCTCGATGGCGGCTCCGGCGCCCCTGGTCATCTTGGGCTGCGCTGCGGAGTCCGCGTTCTTGCGGGCCTGGTTCCACTGCCTCGGGTGCATGATGAACCCGAGCGAGTCGTCGTTGGCGTTGCCGACCTCAAGCTGGTACAGCATGTCGTACGCCTTGTCGAAGTTCAGCACGCTCGTGCCGCTGGTGAAGCCGGACACGGAGAATGTGGTGATCCCGGAAGCGTAGAGCACGCCGCGCGGCTTGTGCTGACTGCCTTCGCCGCGCAGTACCACTCGGTCGAGCTCCAGCGCCAGCGAGTCGGCCAAATCCCGCCGGATGAACGCCTCCGCTCCCGGGCTGGCGAGACGGACGAGCTCGTTCGCGATCTTCGTCATTCCCGCCAGCTTGCGCGGCGAGAGGTTGACGCGGCCGACGGTCTGGTCGCTGTCCGTGATGGACGAGTTCTCGCCCACCCAGTACGCCGTGGCCCCGCCGGTCTGCTTCGGCAGCGCGACCGGGGCACCTTGGAGTCCGGTGAGCCGGCGGATGCCGAGGCGTGCTACCTTCGGCTTCGCGCGCAGGTACTCGATGAACTCGTCGGGCAGGTAAATCTCGGGGACGAGATAGCCCGCGGCGCTGTCGAGGTGTGTGGCCAGCGCGCGGAACTCGGCGCCGTCCTGACCGTCGACGATGTGCTTCTCGAAGTCCGCGCCGCGCCATGCGTCCGGTCGCTGCCCCTGGAGGGAGATCCCCCGGAACAAGCGGCACAGGCTGACCTTCTCCGGCTTGCCGGCAGCGGTCTCGGCTGCCGAACTCTGGGCGAGCAGCTTCGCGTTCAGGCGGTCCATCTCCTCCTCGAAGCTGCGGAGCTTGCGCTCGTAGCTCTCCTCGATCATGTCGAGACGGAGGTCGATCCGGTTCGCCGTGGGCACCTGATCCAGGTCGATTTCCTCCCAGCCGTCCTCTTCGGCCGGAGGCGCGGAGAGCCGGTACCCCCAGGCATCCCCGTCCTTTTTCCGAAACACCTTCTTCATTGGAGGTGCTCCTTTCGTGTCTAGGTTGTGCTTCGCGCCGCCACGATGGCGTAGAGCTCCTCGTCATCGTCCTCGCTGGGCTCCGTGGGCTCGTCCGTGGGCTCTTCGGCGGGGACGGCTTCGGTGCGGCGGGACTCCGGTGCGGACTCGATCGCGCGGACGGCCTTCTCTACGAGGCCAGCCAGGCGCTCCATGGCCGCCTCAAGTACCTCGAGGCGATCGAGCACCATGTCCTCGTAAGCATCGACCTCGTCGTCGAGGTCGTCGATCTCTTCGATGTCTTCGGGTTCGTCGGCGGGGGGGATGTTCTCGTCATCGACCTCCCGGCTTTCTTGTCCCTCCAGGCTCGCCACGAGTCGGTCGATGCCCTCGAGGTCTTCCTCCCGGGCAATCGATCGAACGGACAGGAGTGCCTCGCGCGCCTCCTCGCCATCCACCTCGCGGGAGATCAGGGCCTCTGGGTCGGCCGGCACGCTCACGGCGGACACCTCGTACAGTTCCGCCTTGAGCACCTTATGGCCGTACTTGCTCAGGCCCATCTTCTCCTTCTGGTCGTCGGTCAATTCGGCGAACTCCATCGGCCGATATCCGACCGAGACGGCCGAGAGGAACCCGTCCCGGTACAGCGCGAACACGGTCTCAGCCTTCTCGTGGAGCTGCTCCAGCCCCGCGAACTCGACCGTGATTTCCAGACGCTTGCCGAGGTCGTCCTTCGGCCGCGTGACCTTCTTGACCTCGATCACCCGCCCGAGCGGGAGTTCCCAGGAGGCATGCGACCAGAGGAAAACAGGGTTCCTCTTGAAGTTGTCGAGCTCCCAACCATTGACGGCGATGATCCCGCCATCTCGAGCCACGACCTCCGTGGAGGCGAAGAACGTAATGGTCCGGCGCTCCTCGTCCACCTGGCGGGTCTTGCACTCGACGATCCGGCGACGCATACCCTCCGGCAGCGTGTCGGTCTTACGCTCGTTGATCTTCGCGACCTTGGCCATTTCGATCTCCATCCGGGTTTTCCTCTACGCACACCGCCCACTCAAGAGGGACAGTCACGCAGGGATCGCGTCGCACCTACAGTTGATGATGTTTCCTGGCGCTCCGTTCGCGTCCAGCGGGTAGAGTAGTCCGTTCGAAAACTGATCCCCGATGGCGCGCTTCTCGCCGTCGATTGAGTGGTCGTACGGCTCTGTCCGCACGACCTCATCGCCGGCCGACAACCATTCGTGATTCTCGATCCCCTCGACCTGCATGCCCACATACCGACTGCCCACTGACGCCATGCCCGTCTCAGTCCTGGCGATGGTCAGCGCCTGGTGCGCGCGGACATTCATCACTTTTCGCACCCGCGCGGCGATCTCCGTCACCGTCTCACCCTCGGTTAGTCCGTCGAGCAACGCATTCCGAATATGCTTGATGGTGGTATCGCCAACCTGCTTGACCTGGCGTGCGCCGTGCTTCTTGACGAAATCGATCACTCGAGGATGCCGTGGATGCACGACGGAGAGCCCGCCACCGAGCAGTTGCTCCAGGCGGTCGAACGACGCATCAACAATGAACGCGGTAATCGGCTCTGTCTTCTTCGCGAGCGTTTCGCGCCACTTCTCGGCCTGCTCGTCCAACCACATCTGGACGTCGAGCGGGCTATCCATGCGGGCACTGCGCCCGTTCTCTACGTACCGCAACACGCGCCGGCGGATGTCCCGGAGCCACCCGACCACGGCCCCCTTCATTTTCAGCTCGCCGGGCCCATGGATGCCTCGGATGTACTGTTCCCACAGGATTTCCCGAGCAGCTGCTCTCCGGGATGCCGTCTGGATGGCTGGGGCACTAATGGCGCACGGGGCCCCATCATTACGTGGCGTCTGCCGTGACTCGGGTTTTCCGGTCGGGGCCCCGCGCGAGTCTCCGTCGTCGTCGATCGAGTCGTCGTCGTCTTCAGGGTCCTCTTCGTCAAGCTCGTCGGGCGGCTCTGGCGGCTCATCCTCGTCGGGCTCATCCTCGTCAAAGTCGAGCGGCTCGGCGGCGAACTCCACCGGTTGCAGACCCATAGCGATGAACCCGGTATCACCGCCCTCCTGCGGCTCATACCCGAGATTGTGACGCTCGTTCACCACGTTGAACGGCACGCCCATTGCCCAGTCCCTCGCCGCGAGCTCGCGCCGCTCGTTCTCGTCCTCCTGGAGTACGCGAATCCCGCTGGTGTCGAATTCACCCCAGACGGCAACGTCATTCGCCGCGATGGCAGCTTCGTTCCGGCCAGCCCCGCGGCCGGCAAACAAGTGCGTCTCGAGGGTGCGCTCGAACTGACACAAGTGCGGGATGACCGCGTTCTCCCAGAAGAACTTCATCGTGACCCGCGCGCTCTCCTTCGAGTGGATCTCGTCCGTGATCCCGAGCACCAACTTCGGCACCCGGTAGACCATGGCGATCTCCTGCAACGACCACTGGCGTTGACTCTCGAATTCCATGTCGCGCGGGGATAGCCCCGTTTGTGTGTAGTCGAGCCCGCCCTCCAGGATCATCAACTTCCGCGCGTTGCCATACCCAGCGTGGCGATCCGTCATTGCCCGGCGCATTCGCTGAACTTGATCATCCGATAGAGTTTTGTCGGTGGATAGCACACCCGATGGTTCCGCCATGTTCTCGAGCGTAGCCTCGTTCCACTCATGCGCCTTGACGTCCGTCCGGATGCTGCGCCGCGCCGCCTCTATCGGCGGCAGGCTCATCCATCGACGATACGGATCCGGCAACATGAACGGGACGACCTCCCACTCGGCGAGACGTTCTGCCTCCCCGGTGGTCGGCCGGCGCAGGTCATAGCCGACTAGCTCACCCCCCATGACGAGAGGATCGAACAACGAGCCAGGCAACACTTCGATGTACTTGGGGAGTTCCGTCGGCCTGGAGAGCTTCCCCTTTTTCGAACGCAACACCCAGAACGCCGACCCGAGGAGGTAGTGCATCGCCGTCAAGCGCCATAGGGTGGCCTGGTCCATCCGCGGCGACGGCTTGTTGAGCAAGTCGTACCACGGGCCCGCCATCACCGAAGTCGCCGCATCCTCCTTGCCGGTCTTCAGCGCGAGCGACACAGAAGTAATTGGCTCGACCACTGCGGTCACCACGGCAAACACCGCAGGATGTTCGGCGAACGGGTATTTCAGATCACCCGTCACCGACGACACCATGGTCTGGAAAAACGTGTTGTCCGGAGGCGGGCCACCCCGCTGAGTCATCACCGGTGCGTCTTTCGTCGCCATGTACTGGGCGATCGCGTCTTTTGCCCTGCGCCACCAACGACGACTGCGGTAGGGAAGTTTCGCCATAGTTTAGACCCATGGGTTTAGTTCTCACGCACAATGGGGGGGATTAGCGATATGCTCAAGAGGGAGTCAACCGATCAGAGATACCGGATCATCGGGGCGGGCTCGGAAATCTCGCGGGCCGCATACGCCATCGTGTCGACTTGGTCGTCGTGCTCGCCCTTGTCGAACGCGAGGAGCTCGCCCTCGAACGTGGCCAGCCACGGCGCGTTTGCCCGGTGGTAGATCATCCCGTTTTCATACATCACCGCCGCCGGCGTCGCGCGAATCACCTTGTCTGCGTCAGCCTTCAGCACCTTGAACGGCCGACCACGACGCTGCGCCTCCTGGATCAGCCCGGATCCGCTCGCCTTGTCCTCGACGCCCTGCCATACCGGGCTCCACCGGGCCCGCTGCTGGTACAAGAACGCCATCTGGTCGGGGACCTCGATGCGCGCCCTGGCCACGTCGAGCACGAGCAAGTCGTTATCCGGCGTGACCGCGTACGTCAGGCACACCGTCCAGTCACTCGTGGTCTTGGCCTTGATCGCGGTGTCGCACGTTTGGAAGACCTGGCAGGTATCCTTCCGGATCCGCTTCGGCTCCATGTCCGCTCGCAACAGCACGTAATGGTCGCCATCGTCCCGAAAGTACCGGAAGTATTCCGACCGGAAGATTGAGCCACCTACCGGCGCCGGCCGCTGCTGGAACTGCGAACTCCACGAGTACGAATTGCGCTGGAACACCCGCAGGTTGTCCCACTTGCCGCCGGTAATGGCGTGGTCGACCTCGTGCGCGGCCTCCCACTCAGGGGTGGAATACCGCTCCGGCCATAGGGGTTCGTCCACCTCACGCCCGAGCGGATCGTCATCCTCGGCCAACGCGGGGAGATTGATCAACTCCCACTCTTCCGGATCGTCCTCGGAAAGCAGATACCCGACCAAATCATCCTCGCGCCACCGCTGCATGATGAGGATCACCGACCCACCAGGCTCTACTCGGTTCCGGCACGTGTCCGTCCAGAAGGTTTGAACGTTCTGTCGAATGGTTGGCGACTCAGCCTCCTTCCGAGACTTGTACGGGTCGTCGAACAACATCAGGTCGAACCCGTGACCGGTTAACGTGCCGTCGATCCCTGTGCAGAGAACCGTACCCCCCTGGATCATCTCGAACTCGTTGGCGCCGGTTTTCTCGGGGTTGAGCGTCAGGCCGAGGTCCGCCTCATGATCGCGGATCTGCGTCCGAATGGCCCGTCCCCACTTGGCCGAGAACTGGTGCCCGTAGGTGATCACCCCGATACGAGAAGTCGGCCGGAGCGACATGAGCCAGACGGGGACGCGCACCGAGCAAAGCTCCGACTTGCCATGCCGCGGCGGGATGCACAGGATGATCCGGGCGCCCCCTCGAGCCAGCGCGGCCCGAACCTTGTTCGAGATGAATTCGAGATGCCGCGCCGGAACCCAAGCACCCCGTGAAAGATCAGTTGCGAGAGCAGCCGGGCTCGGCCACCGAACCGCCCTGCGCTCGGCGGGCGAAAGCTCTGTCCAGCGCACCCGCCACCTCCGGATCTTCGAGTAGACTCAAGCCGTCGTCGTCCTTCGAATGCTTGACCTTGGCATCGACCTCGACGTGCTGGCGATACTTGTACTTCTCCGGGCGCGCACCGTTCAATAGGAAGATCAGGAGAGTATCCGAGTACTTCCGGATCGCGCCAACCTCATTGCCTTGGTAGAAGACCGGCTCGACCGTGCCCTCCACCGCGCGCCGGCGGGCCTCGGCCTCGAGCGCGTCGACGGCCTCCTCCTTGGCGGACTCGAACTCATCAGCGTATGCAGTGGACTCCTTGAGCCAGATGTAATGCCGCGACCGGTGGATGGGAACCGCCTTGGCCGCGTCCGTGATGTTGCCGATCGCGGCATATGCCGCGAGGAACGCACGCTGGTTGCCGGATAGGGCGGGGTTCTTCGAGCGACCGTTGCCGTTACTGGA